TTTTTTGCTTTTTGATTTCAACATACGTTTAGTACCTTTTACTTCAACAGTTTGTGACTCTTGATCGTTAGTCATTTCAACAGGAACTCCGCCTTGTTGATAACCGTCTTTACCGACACCCATTTCCTTTTCAATTTTAGGTGCGTATACGTATCCTGAACCTCTTTGCCAATCTTTGCTCATATTTTTCTCCTAGTTAAAATTTAGTATAGTTGATTTTTGGAAAATTTCTACCAAAATCGTTAATTTTGCTAGCATCCGACATTTGTTGTTTTGCTAATGATACTCCTGCACGTAATCCAGCTAAATCTTCGTTTTGTTCTAGCTTTTCTTCATGTTGTTTTTGATTCATCATGGCTTTCATCTTGTCAATATTGATTTTTTCTTGACCTTCGTTCTCTTTTCTTGAGTTTTCTTCTGCTCGTAGGTCTAATTCTCTAGCTTTTAGCTTCAATAATGGGTCACCACCAAATTCACCTGTGATTTTTTCTTCTTCTTTCACATAATCCATTGTTAATTCTGCAATCAACACTGCTTTTCTAGCTTCAATAGCATTAGTAATCTGTTGTAATCTCTGTTGTGCTTGCATCATTTGTGGATTACCCATCATACCAGCAGCCATTGCAGGGTTTGTTGCTCCTGCTTGTTGCATTTGTTGTGTAATCATTTGAACTTCACGTAATTCTTGAACAAATTCTAATTGAACTTGCTCTTGTGCCATTAAACTTATGTGTTCTAATATATTTTTTTGTAAAGATGCCATGATAGGTGGATTATTTTGTACCATATTCAAAGCCATAAAACTTAAATGCGCATCAATATGTGATTTGTGATCTTGTCCTGGGAATGCTTGAAATGGTTTCATACTCATCGCTAGAATATGTTCTAACGCTGGATCCATTGGCATAGGTTGTTCTGGTGGTGGTAAAATAGCATTAATATTTTTAACACCAATTGCTTCATACATAGAACGGTATGCTTGATATAAATTATGAATTTGTGGATTAGATTGCGCCAATTGTAATGGAGTTTGCGCCATAGAAATTCTTTGTGTTTGAGAAAAGATATTAGGATCAGCAACTGGTAGTACATCAATCCTATCATCAAAATCTGCTAGCTTAACATTCTTCTGTGCACCTGGAACATCATATGGATATTCTGGTGGTAGATATGTTTTAAATACTTCTGATAATAATTTAAATTCATTTTTTAATCCGACATATAATCGTTTATGAATAGCTGACATCACCCGCGATCCGCGCTCCAATAATGCCACAGTCGTACCGACGGCCGCGGCTTGGTTCATATCACCCACTTGTGAATCAGCGATGCTCGCGAATCTTTGAGCACTTTGCACACACATTCCCATCAATGCAAGTAATGTTTGATCTGGTCCTTTAAATGGAAGCTGCATAAACGAATCTTTGATGTTACCGCTTGGTGCATCTACATCTCTAAATTCTCCAGGCTGTAATGGTTGTGCATCATTACGTACTCTAATTCCTCTTGCTTTAAATCCTGCTGGTAAATTTGCTAATGTTCCTGCATCTAATAATTGTCTTAATGCAGTAGTAGCAGTTCTAGATAATCCACCAATCATGTGAATTAAACCAAATCCGTAGAATCCCATTCCTGGTAAAAATTTAAAATGTACAAAATAATTAACTCTATTTTTTAGCGGATCGTTTGCTGCATAGTTTCTTCGTATAGATAAAATCTTATTAGACGATTCGTCAATCGTTACAACATATGGTAATTTAATTCCAGTGGGCTCACCATCTTCAGGATTAATATCTTCATATCCTTCCAAATCTAAATTTACATGCATTTCTAAAATAGTGTACATGTCTTCTTGACCGTTTTGCGAAATGCCTTCTAGTTCTAATTCTTTTTGTTTTAAAGGTTCTTCCTTCATTTCAGGATCACCTAATTCTATATCTTTATAGAAACCATTGACTTGTTGTTTACGTAAATCGTTTTTAGAAATTTTAACAAGGTGAATAATTGCTTCTGCATCTTCTAATGAATTAGCAGAATATGGAACTACAATATCTTCAGCCGGTATAAATTTTGATACGGCTCTGCCTAATAGATCGTCATAATAAACTTTCTTAAAGGCAGAACCGGATAGGGGTAAATAGAATAACATCTGATCAAACTCTGGTTCATATTCTTTCATCTGATCCATGATTTGATAGTTCATAAAATCTTTAACACGATTTGCTTGATCTTGTTTAGCAGCAGTAATATCTCCTAAAATTTGAACACGGACTGGTCCTTCTGCTGGTAATAATTCTTTGTAAGCTTGTGCTTGAAATTGAGTAACTGCTTCAGCAAGTACTGGGTGAGTAACTCCAGAAGCACCTCTAAATGGTTCTGTTCTTTTTACGTATTTGAATCCTAATAAATCTAAACCTTCTCTATAACCATCTTCCCAATCTCCTCTAGATTCTTTGTAATCTACGTATTGATCATACAGCTCTGATGCTAATGGATCTAATACACCATCTTCTAAAAATTCTGCTAGGTTAGCATTGTGATCTTCACCACCTTCCATAGCTGCAATTTTTGCATCAAAAGAAATTTCTGCCCCACCATCTTCATCCATTTGAATTTCAACTGGACCGCCTTCGGTTTCTACTTCTTCAATTTGTTTTTGTTGTTCAAGTAGAATTTCTTCTTCACCTGGAATTTCAATAGTAGTTTTAGTATTGGGTAATGCGTCGTCTATTTCAGCCATTGGTTTATTCTATATGGTTTTTTGAATTGTTTCAACACCCTCTTCTACCATAGTAGTATCAGGGGTTTGTGTAACTGTCAAACTATCAATAAGCTCATTCATCATTTTAGGGTTAGATTTTTTAGGCGTATCTAAAGGTTCTGGATTTTCATCCGCCCATTGTAATAGTTCTGCTTGAGTTACAGGTTCATCATTAGCAGTATTCACAAAATACCCTAATGTTTCATTATATTTAATATCCATTATCTTTTCTCCCTAAACATACTTATTAAACCGCCATCGGCAGCTTCGTCTCTTGGATATTTTTTTTTAAATTCTTTTTCTTTTAAATCTTCTAAATAGTCATTATATAATTCTTCCATATCATATTTTTGTTTTCCTTTTAACCACTCTTCAAAAGACATGTTCATTAATCCACCTTCCGCTTTATAAAATTTTTTATAGTCAAATGGTTCTTTAGTTTTATTTTCTTTTTCCATTTCTTCTGGAGTTTTTCTTTCCTTACTTACATAACCTGCTTCTTCTAAACCTCTAATGACATTACCACGAATACTAGATGCTGGTCCTTCTGCATCTGGGCTAGAGTAATTTCCTTTTCCTTGTCTGCCTCTTCTGATTGCATCTAATACTATTTCTTTTTTAGATCTTGTATCTTTTTGTTCTGTTGGTTGTTCTTCATCAGAAGTATCTTTTGATTTTTCTTTCATTAGCATAGAGCCAACTCCGCCCATGGTTGGCATTAAGGTTGATAAAATTTGTTTTGATTTTTCTGGATTAGCTTGAATGTAATTCATAATTACATCTGTTGCTTTTGCTATTCCTAATCCGGTTAAAGTAATTCCAGCAGCTTCAGCAAAGGGAAACATAAGAGCTATCGGCATAAGTTGTACTCCATTATAATATATCTTTTAAAGTTACAATACCTTGATTAAAATAAGGACTATATTTACCATATTCTTTATTCATTTTCATTATTCTATCTTGCATATCTTTTTCTACATCTTTTTTATAATCTTGAAAGGATTTACCCATATAGTCTAAAGAACTTTTTAAATTTGGTTCCGAGAATTCAAGTAGTTTTGGATTTTTTTCAACATTATTTAATCTATCCAAATAATTTTGATCCTCTTTTAAATAATTCATATCTTGCTTATATTTTCTGTCTAGTTTAATAGATTCTTTTTTATCTTTATCTGTTACTTGACCTAGATTTATTTTTATAGGAACTCCTTCAAATCCTTTGTCCGAACCTAAATTAATACCACCTATAATTCTAGCAACTTGAGCCAAAGACATTTCTCCATTTTTATAACTTTCAATAGCAGCACCAATAAGATCCTTATCTG